GTTACTCGCTTGAAAGAATCTGATGTCACTGAAGGTTCTATTGTTGTCCGTTATTCGGACGTGATATCCCTTCAGATTCAAGCTTCTAAGGCTGCCGATCCAGCGGCTTTGGACGCCATGGCTTCAGATATTGCTACCTTTTTAACCAGTGGCACACTTTCACGCTTACTAATGGGCGAACAGTAAAAACATACTCTAGTCGCGGATGTGGATCCTCAATTTAAGGAGTCACAGCATGCCGGCGACTGTTGTAAATTTAGAAAAAGCTGTAAATGCCTTGTGTGTCGACCTCTGTGTCGATACGTATACTCGAACATACTTGATCAGACGCTTAAGAAACGAAGGATGTAAGTTTGTTACGGTAACCCTTCCGAAGCTAGCTAAGTCAATTCTAACAGCCCTTGAAACGGGCATGTGGAAAAGACCAACTGACTTCGCATGGAAAGGCGGCTATATCAGATTTTTTCGAAGTTTGCTATTTTGTATCTTTGACAGAAAAGGACAGGTTCTACCTAGCGTTTGTCCGGTTGCTCTTGCGGGCATTCGGCAACTTTGTGAGTATTTTTACAAACTAGCACTTCCGTTTTCGGAAGAGGTGAAGGTAGAGTTTGAAGAAGCGTTTCTCGCGGTCGAGAACGACCTTGAGGGCCATACGCACAACTATGAGTTCGAAGAAGAGTGTCGTAAGACGCTCGAATTTCTATATCCGTCTGTATGCAAAACCGCAATCTCCGACGTTTATAATGCGTCGAGACCGCGTCACGGTCCGGGAACCTTCAGTGGGTCTCAGAATTCGCAGCAAGCTGCAATTGAGAAGGGTCGCACTTCATTTGGCGATACGTCTCATAATTTTTCTGACCTTGTTGGTTTCTTCAAACCGTATGTTTCTTGCCCCAGACGGCATGTGTTTGGCATTCAAGCTGAACACTCTGAACTACTCTTTGTGCCTAAGGATTCTCGGGGCCCACGAGTTATAATTCGTGAGCCCGCTCATAATCTTAAAGCACAGTTGGGCGTATATGATTGGATTACTAAGACGATCGAAAGAGAGTCGAAGTATCGAGTCAACTTTCAGGATCAGTCTGTTAACCGAGAACTTGCTCGGTTAGCATCCGTTGATCGTAAGCTTGTCACAGCTGACCTTAAAGAGGCCAGTGACCGTGTAATACACAGAACGTGTCGTCGAATCTTCAGGAATTGTTACCCTGTGAGATTCTTATTAAAACGCACGCGCACTCCGTATTGTAAGCTACCCTCAGGGAGAGTGATCAAACTGAAAAAAGTAGCAGGTATGGGGTCGGGAATTACTTTTCCTGTTTTAGCCCTGTTAATACACGTCGTTGCTGTTACAGCCATTTGGAAATCGCATGCGATTCCTAAAAGCACTGCGTCAAAGCAAGTGTATGTCTACGGGGACGATCTAATTTTTCCTCGTCAGTATAGGGTTTGCATTGAAACCGCATTAAAAGAAATTGGTCTTCGGATCAATTTCGATAAAACTTTCGAAAAGTCTTACTTTAGAGAGTCTTGCGGTGGAGACTATTATTATGGTAACAGCGTCGGGCCAGTTCGCCTCAAGCTTCCTTGTGCAGGCCTAGTCCCGAATGGGTCTAGTGTATCTTTCGAGAAGACCAATCACGGTCTTTTTCAGCTCGAACGGCACTGTCGTGAACTTGTAAAGGCAGGTTTAACTAACCTTGCTGACTACTATTACGGCATTATAGAGAAGCACCTAGGGCATCTTCCCTATGTAGGCGAAGGCTCCCCTTTATTGGGGAGATTTGTTTTGGGCACTGATTTACCGTATATCACTAACCAAGATGGTTCTTACGAACTTATCGAGGCGTGGTATCCCGTTCCAGTCAGTGTGACTGATCGAAGACAGGAC